AAGCATGCCGTCGCGTACCATGACCCGGAATCACCCTATGACCTCGGGGTCAAGTACGGGCTCGAGCGCGTATTCAATCACCTCCGCGACATCAACGCGCATGCGGATCTGACCCACTTCATCTTTGAGTGCCGCGGGAAGAAGGAGGATGCTGAGCTCGAGCTTGCTTTTCGGCGAGTCTGTGACGGGAATAGCCTCGTGCAAGAGCGCCTTCCTTTCGACGTGCGCATGATGCCGAAGATTGCCAATTCGCCCGGCCTCCAGCTCGCCGACCTGATCGCGCGACCGATCGGCCGACATGTACTCGATCCCAAGCAGCCAAACCGCTCCTTTGACGTGATCCGGCCGAAGTTCCGGAACAAGAACGGATACATCCCTGGATACGGACTCAAAATCTTCCCTTAAAAGCAGAAGGACCCCGGTGTTCACCGAGGTCCAGCGCCGGCCGGGATTCCCCAACCCATTTTCCGATCCACGAGGCTGCGCGCTATTCGTAACGCGAAACCTGCGATGCGAAATAGTTTAGAAGCCCCTGAGAGGGGAGTCAATGAAATTGAGGGAATATTTTTCGGGCAATATTACCGCCCTGAAACATGTTGCAATACAACGAGTTACACCTTGACATGCGGCAGTGGTTTGCCGGCGCGGTGCGCGTAGAGGCTTGACGAAGCAGCCTGGGCGCATTACAGGCGTCGAAAACTGACCGTCAGCAGTCTCTCCAGAAGCCATGCTCGAGGTAGCCATGCCAGAGCTGCTCTGCGCCGCGGCCGACGAGGATTGACGGCGAGACGGTGATCGTGCCGTCCGCGTGCTCCGTCACGTCATGGAGGCGCAAGCCCGCGAGATGGCCATTCGGCGTCATGCCGAACCAGTCGCCGTTCGCATCACGGCCGTACTCGCCACTCTCCGGAATGCGGCCCTCGGGATTGTCGCGACGGACACCGGTCAGCATGCGACCAGCTCGTCGTGGTGCAGGAAGCCGTGCCACCCACCCGAGACGATCGAGCCCGCGCCGGCCGAGCACGTGACGCCATCCTTGTCGACGTGAATGTGGCCCGTGCGAGGATCGCCGTGCCGGATCCAGCAGCGATGCACGTGGTCGTCCGGGAGCGTGCAGTTCGACGCGCGCGAGTCGGGCATCCACTCATTCCCGTTCGGGAGCTTCACGACGAGCGAGATCCCGTCGTCGCCCTGCCACCAGCGCGAGCTGCTGTGACCGTGACCGTGTAGCCATGTGGCGTCCCACATCGCGCCGGTCGGCGCGTCACGGAGCGTGTACCGCCGCCCGTCTGGTGCGCCGCGGAAGAGCGGCTCGGCGCCGACCTGAGAGAACGCGGCCGCGGGGAATGGCGCGCCGCACGCCGCGCACGTGGACGGCCAGCGCGGATCGGCGGGCGCGATGCGCGTCTCGCGGATCCGATGCGTGCCGTCGGCGAGCTGCTCGATCCAGAGCGCCTCAGCCGCTTCCGAGAGAATCACGGTCGACGCGTCGTGGCCATATGCGTAGTTGGGACACGGGTACTCGTCCTTCCAGGTGAGTCGGCGCAGCGCCACCCGGACGAGCGCCGTGCGCTCGAGCCAGAAGACGCGCACGCCGCTCAGCGCAGGATTCCCGCGAGCGCTGCGCAGCCGCCCGCGCTCACGACGCCGGCGATCGGGGCGAGGATGCCGCCCGTCGCGGCCGCGAGCCCGTAGCCGAGAGCGCCGCACGCGAGCGCCGCGCCCGCATCGAGGAGCCCGCCGACGGCGCGCTGCCGGATCGAGGGTCGCGAATCCTTGAGCGCCCCGATCGCGAGATCGCGCGCGGCGATGACGGAGTCCTTGTCGACCAGCTCCTTGCGCAGGTCGATCTCGACCTGCGAGGCTCGGCCCTGCTCGAGCGTGCGCTGCGCCGCGAGATCAGCGGCGACGGCGTTCGCGCTGTCCTGCATGTGGTGCAGCAGGAGCCGCACGCCCGGCATCGGCATGAGCGTGTCCGCCGACGTCTCCGCGCCGGCGACGAAATGCGGCGTGGAGTCCACGTGCACGGGCTGCGTCACCCGGCCGAGCTGCTCCGCCGCAGCCGCGAGACGCCTGGGCGCGCGCGCGACGAGCGAATCGCCCCGTCGACGCGCGGCCGTCAGCGACTCGACGGCGGCCGCCTCGAGCTCGCGGTGGAACTTGAGCGCGCGCGCGGCGGCGAGTCCGTTCGCCTCCGCGCGCGCGAGCGTCGGGTTCGGGTCGATCGGCCGCACCCGCCAGCCGAGGACGAAGAGCACGACCAGCGCCACGCCGGCGCCGGCATACAGCCGGACGCGCGGCGAGAGCGAGGCGATGAACTCGCCGGCGGTCACTGGAGATCCGCGGCGATGTTCCCGTTCGCGACGGCGTCCGACACCGGCTGCCAGCCACCGACGCGGACGACGCCCGTCTTGTCCATCCAGTGCGCGGCCGGCATGAACCACGCCAGTCGGCCGGCGAGCTCCGCGGGAACGTTCGGGTTCCCGACCGGCGCGATGCAGACGCCGTTGAGTCCGAGGATGCCGCCCGCGCCCTGGAGCGCCGCGGCGACGAGCTCCGTGTCCGTCAGGGCGACGCCGGCGACGGCCTTTGCCTTCAGACCACCGAGCCAGCAGTTGAGGCGCGAACCATCCGGCGCCGTGCCGCCGGCGTCGATCAGCGCCTGCGCTTCCTTCACGTCGACCTTCGCCCAGTCGATCACGCGGTTGTATACCGCCGCCGCGGCGGCCGCATCGTACTGCGCCATCGTCAGGCCGGTCGACGGATCCTTCGCCGTATCGTAGCCCGCGAAGCGCACGTCGCGCACGATCGGCTTCGTCGGATCGAAGCCCGCGAGGCGCGGATCGTTCGGCACGATCGGCGCCGGGGCGGCCGCACTCTGCTCCGGAGTCGCCGGCACGGGCGCGGCGCGATCGACGACCGGCGCTTCCGCGGCCGGTGCCTGGTCGACCACGAGCTGCAGCACGGGCTTCACCTGCTCGACCGCTGGCACAGGCGTCGGCGCCGCTGCGACGGCCGCCGTGGAGAGCTGCTCGACCACGGCCGCCGCATGCGTGCTGAGATCGTCGAGCGCGGCATGCGCCTGGCTCGCGTCGACGCTCATGACTATCGTCGCCGGGATCCTCGGCGTCTCGCCACTGACGGTGTGTTCGACGTTCACCTGCGCCGGCGGCGTGACGTTCGGGTGGAGCGACGGGAACCAGCGCGCGAGCCAGACGCGCGCGACGTCGATGAGGTGATGGGAGACGGCGTAGCTGGCGCCGATGGCGACGGCGAGTCCGAGGAGCAATCCGAGTGTGAGCTGCATGCGAACCTCGAGAAAGGGACCGGTCCCTGCGGCCGCAGGGCCCGGGCACGGCGTGATCAGGCCGCGTCGTCGCGGGGATAGGCGATGAAGACGCGCGCGTCGATGGCGTGTTCGTAGACGCCATCGCCGTTCGAGCTGGTGCCCAGCGCGCTCGTGTTCCCGGCGATCGCCGTCAGCGGATCGACCGCGGTGACGATGCCCACGTGGTGCGCGTGGTCGTGCTCGTCGACGTAGAGGAAGAGGTCGCCGACACTCGGGGTCTCCGCGAGCCAGCCGTTCGCCCGCGCGAGATCGTAGACGGCTTGGCAATTGCCTTGCCGCAGAATCGGCGCCTTCCCCTTGAAGGCGAGATCGAGCACGGTGGTGGCGAAGTCCATGCACCAGCTCTCACCGGTGATGCCGCCCGCCCAATGCTGAATCGCCTCGACCCGCTGGCCACGGTTCTGCCCGATGCTCTGCGCCTCGCGCACGAAGTCGAAGGCGCGCGCGAGGAAGACGACCAGCTCCGATCGCGTCACGAGTTCGACGGCGGCGGCGGATCGGACGGCGTGCGCGTGACGAGCGCCACGGCGCCGCCGCCGATGAGCATCGCGACCGCCCCGAGGAGCGCGGTGATCACCGTCGCGCTCGGCGCGGGACTGTGCAGCACGTAGCGGCCGGTGAACCCGACGAGCACGGCCGCGATCGCGACGCAGAAGAACGCGAGCAGGCGCGACATGCTCTGCGACGCCTGCACTTCGAAGAAGCCCGCGAACCAGCGCAGCAGTCTCATCGGGAGACGCGGAGCGATTCGTCGCGCGTCGCGTACTTGCCGCAGGTGCCGGCCATGTTCGCGTCGCGCCGGCTGATCGACAGGCACTGCATCCGAATCACCGTCTCCATCTGCACGGAGATGCCGGCGATGTTCTGCTCGAGCGCGGCGGTGCGCACGGCGAGGGCGGCGACGTCTTTCTTTGTGGTCCCGATCACTTCGTCGGGCCGGTGGATCTCCCAGCCCGATGCCAGGAGCGCGCTCACGGCGAGCGCGCAGAGCGTGCCGATGACCTCCATGCCGCGCCCGATGCGGGCGAGGCCGCGCTTCGCTTCGTCCACCGTCATGGTCAGCGCATCGCCAGCATAGGAGCCTCCGCGAACCCGGGATGGGTGGTCACGGAGGGAATGTTCTCGCCGGCCGGCCGCGCATAGGAGGCCTAATTACCGCATGCGGTAGAACGGCCCGCCAATTTCCCTACCGCTCGCGGAGTTCCCTACGGTCTTACGGCGCCCCGAGCAGCTGCGCCGCCGGCGGGGTGAACGGCACGGTGTACCGCGCGACGCCCTTCGTGATGCGCCAGTCGTCCAGGTGGCCGTTGAAGTCGCGCGTCGAGAAGACCGAGTTGCCGAAGATCGTCGTCGAGGCGTTCGCGGCGAAGGCGACGGTCGACGTCACGGCGCCGGCCAGCGCGCCGTCGATCCAGAGGAGGATCTGGTTCCCAACACGCACGACGGCGACGTGATGCCAGCTCCCGTCGTTGATGGCGCCCGAACTCGTCACGACCGGCACGCTGTTCGAGACATCGGTCTGCCAGAACGAAACCTTGCCGTCGCCCGACGTCGCCGTGTTGAAGTTGAGCGCCCAGCTCCCGGCGTTGAAGCTGCCGTTGCTCTTCTCCATGAGCGTGGCGTACTGCCGGCCGGTCTGCGTCGTGATCACCCAGCCCTCGATCGTGAACGGGCCGTTGCCGAAGTCCAGATCCGTGGTCGAGGCGAGCGTGATCTTGTCGCCCGTGCCGTCGAACTTGGCCGAGGCCGTGCCATACTTCTTCACCGACGTGTCGAGTTGCGCATCGCCGACCGCGGTGGCCGTGTGGCCCTTCTCGTCCGTGAACGTCGTCGACGCGTTCGTGCCGTCGAAGTGGAAGAGGAAGGCGACGCAGTCCCAGAAGATGTCGCCCGAGAGTCCGCCGGCCGCCGGCGTCGCCCACGCCGGGATCCCGCTCGTGACGGTGAGCACCTTCCCTTCCGCGCCCACGGCGAGCGCGACCACGTGACCGCTCCCGTCGACGATCAAGAGATCGCCGTTCGCCCCGACGATCGCCGGGCGGAACGCCAAGTCGCGGAGATCTTCAAAGTGCGTGAGCGCGCCGCTCGCGCAGACCACCAGCGCCATCGGGATCTTGGTGACCGGATCGAGCGCGGCGTCGGCCGACACCACGCCGGCGGCCGTGCGCTGGATGTAGCGCGTCGCGTTGTCGGTGCAGACGATCGTGCCGTCCGCGATGACGGTGGGCACGCCGGCGACCATCGCATAGCCGCCGTGGTAGGCGAACGTGCGTGAGGCGGCGACCATGCCGGCGATGCGTGGACTCCATGCGCCGAAGACGAGCGTGTCGAGGCGCATGAGCGCATCGTCGAGCTGCCCGAACGGGAGACGGTAGCGGGGCGAGGCGGGCGTGGTCATTTAGTAGAATCCCTCGCCCCAGACGATGCCGGCGGCGGCCGATGGGACGGACCCGCCCGAGCCGTCCGTCGACGTGACGGTGGGCTCGACGAAGCCGGTGGTCGACGCGCTCACCGACGGCGCGGCGATGCCGAAGACGTCCTCCATGCCCTCGCAGACGATCTCGCCCTGCTCGAGCGAGCCGTAGTTAATCTGCGTCACGCGGAGGATGAGGTCGGCGTTGAAGGCGGTCTCGACGGCGTGCACGGCGTCGCCCTGCATGAGCGCGAAGCCTTCGCGGTTCATCGTCCAGGCGTACCGCGCGAGCGGCGAGGAATGCGCCCGCCGCGCGCGCGCCGCGCAGAGCGCCGCGACGTCGGCGTCGGTCACGTAGGGCATGTCGAGCTTGAGCGCCCGGATCCGGCCCGTCGCCTGGAAGTTCGCGAGATCCTGCGCCGTTACGATGTCGTCGACGAAGTCGCGCGTGTTCGACGTGTTGATCAGGCGGCGGTAGGTGACGCTCACTTCGTTGAACGTTTCCGCCCAGGTCCCGGGCGAGAACTTCACGCCCCACGTGTTGCCGGCGTGCAGCTGCGGGAGATCGGCGACGACGTAGTCGGCGCGCACGAGCTTCAAACGCAGCTTGCCCGTCAGCGGGTTCGTCGCGAGCGTGCCCATGACGCAATCGAGAATGCCGCGGATCACCGTGCCGGCGTCGGTCGCCTGCGTCAGCAGCACGGAGATCCCGAAGCCGGTCTTGCCCGTGCAGATCACTTCCTCGCGGAGCGTGACCGCCGCGGCCGCGAAGCTGTCGACGTCGATCGACGCGGGATCGCGACCGAGCCCGTAGCCCTTATGGGTGAGGAGATCGTACAGAATCTCGGCCGGGTTCGCATCGTACCGGATCGTCGCCTCGCTCGCGGACTGGCCGAGCGGCGACGGGTCGCCGGCGATCACGCCGTCCCACCAGGCGGTGCGGCGGCAGAGGACTTTCATCGCCGGCGGCGTGGCACTCGCCGCGGCGATGTAGAACGGATGGCCGTCCTGGTGCCCCATGCGCAGGTACGCGAAGCGCGGCCAGCGCGAGCACGTGGCGCCGTAGGCATCGCTCGAGGCAAGGAAGGGATCGAGGGGCTGCGCGGTCGCATCATCGAAGCCCCAGTACATGCAGAGCTGCCCCTTCTTCAGGTCGTCGCCTGACGACGTCGTGTCGACGCCGACGCCGCCCGCTTGATCATCGCCGCCGAACATCGGGTCGATCGAGTCCGTCGCGTGCGCGTTGTTGTTGCCACAGATCGGGAACTCCGACGGGGTGCCGGCATTCACCACCGACCCGGCGAGCACGACGTCCTGGCCGGTGCCGGTGACGTGGTTCCGGCAGCTCTTGTCGGCGAACGAGATGTCGAGGATCTCGTTCACGATCCCCCAGCCGAGCAGGTGCTGCGCGCTCATGAAGTAGAACCACTGCTTCCGCTTCGCCTTCGCGACGTTCGTGAAGAGGACGGTGTTCGGCGACACCATGGCGGTGCCCCACCAGACCGGGATCGGATTCCCCGCCTCCGCGATCGGGCCCTGGAACTCCTGCGCATCCGGAGTCTTCGGCCGGGACGCGAAATAGCTGACAGCGGCCGAGACGACCGCGATGATGAGTTGAATCAGCCAGCCAGGCATCGCCTCTCCTCTGGTGGTGCTAGATGACCCGCGTCCAAGGGCTCCGCGTCGGCATGAGCGGGAACCCTCCGAAGCGATCGATGTTGTCGTGCACGTTCAGGCAGTCCGCCTGACTCCGATCGCAGCCCGCGGTGAGCTGGATGGTGTCGCCGACGATCGCGTCGACGGCGGGCGTCTGGAGCGTGAGCGCGGCGCCCGCCTGCCCAGTGACGAAGACGTAGCGGCCGCCGGCGTTCACGAAGCCCGCGACGTAGTAGTGCGAATCGCTCGCCAAATGGTCGACCGGCGATGACTCGGTCACGGTCATCGTCATCAAGTCGTCGGAGAGCGCGGTGATCTTGCCCGTGAACGTCACCCGCTTGCGGACGGCGCCGCAGAAGTCGTCGAAGAGCATGTGTGGGCACGTGCGCTGTGCGAAGACACGGCCCAGCGTCTGCGACCAGGCGGACTCTTCGGAAAGGCAGGTGATCGTGACGAGGCTGCCTTCATAGACCGGGTTGGAGCATTCGCCGTGATAGATTGGCTTCGCCTCGTCGTCCGAGAGCCCGCGCTGCAGCCGCCAGACGGTCACGAGGATCGGCGCCGGCGAGACGCGGCCCTTGAGCTCGTCCGCAAGGCAGAGCGTGCGCGGGATCGTGAGCTCGATCTGCATGGAGCGATCTTCGGCGTGCTGCTCGATCGCGCCGCGGTGGATCCCCGCGCACGCCGCATAGAGCTCATCCTTGAAGCGCCGCGGCACCTGGTCGTTCGTATAGAGCCAGACGTCGGTGATGTCGCCGCGCACGCGCGTGAACTTGAAGCACTCGACCGGCTGGCTGTCCGCGCGCGAGAGCTCGCGATCGGCATACGTGGTCACGGGGTCTCCTTCGGCAGGTCGATGAGCGGCAGCTCGAGCACGGCCACGGACGGCGTCTCCCACTGGAGCACGAACTGATCGCTGTCGGCCCGCGAGAGCAGGAGGAAGGCGACCGCGTCGCCGGCGGCGACATCCTGCGAGAGCGCCGTATGCAGGTTCAGCGTCTCCGTGCCGTCGGTGTGCGGCGTGACGCTGTCGATCTGCCGGAGCAGCATCGTGGGCGCGCTCCCAGGCGTCGACGCGAAGATCGCGAGATGCTTCCGCGCGTTGCTCGCCGGCGCGTAGAGCCGGGCGGCGTCCACGGACTGAATGACGATCGCTGACGCGCCGCTCGCGGCCGCGGCGTGCAACGTGAGCGCGGTAGGCCAGAACGGCACCCAGACCGTCCCGAGCCGACCCATGAGGGTGTCGGTGAGGAGCGCCCGCGCGTCGGTGATCTCCGCGCGCGTGGTGAGCACGAAGCGGAGCCGGCGCGCCGTGCGCGGCCGGCCCTGATGCGGCGCGTCGTCGACGATCGGGCCGGCGCCCGTGTCCCAGCGGTTCTTCTTCTGGTGGAACTCCGCCGAGAGACTGGGCGCCGACCAGTCGGGCTCCCACGGCAGCACCGGATGCGAGAGATAGGTGGGCAGGCTCATCAGACGAGCTCCGCGCGCACGAGCATCGTGGGGAAGATGTCCTGCCAGAGCTGGGTCTCGACGAGCGCGACGTCGTAGAGCGCGACGGTGACGCGGAAGAGTTCGAGATCCGTGGCATGGTCGTAGCCCTCGGCGCCGGACCCGCCCATCTGCCCATGCGCCTGGCCGAAGAGCGTCGTGCCCCCGCACTCGGCGACGACGAACGCGCCGGGAGAACTCTCGGTCGGTCCGCCGGCGGTGTAGTCATCGGTCGTGAAGTCGTGCGTCGTCACACCGGCGGTGCCGAACAGGCCCGTCTCATGGCCACCGCCGTCGCGCAGCACTTCCTCGACGGTGATCTTGATCCCCTTGAAGCCCGAGATCCCCAGGCAGCGCACCGCGAACCCGTGATGCAGGCGCACGTAGTGCCCGTTGGCCTCCATCACGTTCGACAGGACCGTGTAACTGTGCACGCCGCCCGGCGCACCGACCTCATACCGTCCATAGCTCGAGATCTCGTCGCCGTCCGTCGTCGGCCGCGCGATGCCGATGCCGCCGTAGAGCGAGGCGATCATCACCACCCAGGCGCGTTCCGTCGCCGGGGTGTGCGGCGCCGACGGTCCGTAGCCGGTGCCCGAGAACGTCGAGCCCGAGACCGCGTAGTCGCCGACCGGATCCATGCCGGCGGGATAGTCGCCGTACACGGAGAGCGTCGCGTCGGTGCCCACCACGGTCCCAATCGAGAGTCCGAGAATTGGGGAGAAGAACTCCTCGGGTGCTTTCGCCGTGCACTTGCTGAAGCCCGTGAGACGGCCGGCGAGCGGCGGATACATGCCCGGCTTCCCCGGGTCGTAGAGGCCGCCGACGGCGACCGCCTTGGTATAGCCCTGGAGGTCCGCGGCGGCCGGCGACTGCGGCGTGCCGGCGGGCGCGTTGGCGACGTCGCCCGCGAGCCGGGCACCGATCGACACCGTGACGCGCCCCGCGCCGCTCCCGCGCACGAGCTGCACCTTGAGCACCGGGATGTTCTCCGCCACGGGATCCGTGTCCGACGAGGGACAGCGCGCGTTCGTGTCGATCGGCTGGCCGGCCTGCACGAACTCGAGCGTCGCGGTGCATTGCGCGCGCGTCGGCCGATCGAACGCGACGACATCGGCCAGCGCCATGGGCAGGAGCGGGAGCACCCGCGTGCCCACCGGCCAGATGCGGGCGAGGGGCCCCACGAAGGTGAGCGTGTTGCCGCTCAGGCTCTTCACGAGCGCCCATTCCCAGTCATCGAAGGCGGACCAGAGCAGCACCGGCACGTCATCGAGGCGTGCGAGGCGCGTCTCGAGATCTCGGGTGGTGGCATCGTCGACGGTGCACGTGGTGCCACCCACCGTCGTGGCCGCGGTGAGCTGCATCGCATGCCACCAGAGTGGGACGCCGTAGGTGTAGCGGGTCCAGCCGTAGAGCAACGCCTCGAGCGTCGCCGACTCGTTCGCTTCGAACGTCGCGATCGCGAGCGTCGCGCGCGTGCGCGGCCGCGCGGGATCCCGCACCGCGACGCGCTGCTCGTCGCCATTATCGCCGGCGAAGAGGTCGGTGAGGAAGTCGAACCCTTCCTGCATCGGGAAATCGAACGCGAACGGCAGCGGCCGACAGATGCGGCCGGTCGCCGGCAAGACGAGATCGTCGACGGGAATCGTCACTTGAGGCCCAGCGCCTGCTTGATGGCGATCCGGTTCTTTCCGATCGCGCGCACCACCGCGCGCGAGCCCGGGCCGGTCTCGATCTGGCGCACGACGAGATCCGGATGGACGTCGACGAGGAGATGGTCGCGATTGACGCTCGCGCCGCTCGACCCGCTCCCGATCGCGGACCCCGACACGAGGCCGCCGTCGGCGAAGCGTGCCACGCCCGAACGATGGAGGCTCATCGGCTGTCGCCCGCGATTCGCCGCGGCGAGGAAGTCGAGCATGCCCGGCTGCTGCACCGCGGCCGCGCGCATGACGAACTCGCCGGCGGAGAGCCGGGCGGGAATGCTGTCCGACGTCGCCGTGCCCGGGCCCGTGACGATGCCGCCGTCGGCCATCTGCACGCCCATCGACTGCAGCGCGGCCGTCGCGATCGCGCTGAACACACTGCCGCTACCGGAACCCTGCGCGTTCGCAATGAGGAGCGTGGTGGCGGCGACCTGCAGCTGCGCGGCCGAGATGGACAGCGCCGCGGCGCCGGCGATGACGGTGGCGCCCGCGGTGCCGAGCGCGGCCGAGGCACCCACCGTCTCGGCGGCGGCCGTCGACGACTTCTTCCCGCCGGGCAGGAGATCCAGGAGCGCGTTGGTGGCAAGCGTCGCGAGACGCTGCGCGGCGATCTGCTCCATCGCATCGAGGACGGAGAGCGCGACGTTCCGGACGGCCTGCAACGCGTCGCGCCATGAATGGATGTTCTGAATGTCCTTGGTGAGGAAGTTCGTGATGCCCGTCTGCAGCCCGCCTTCGAAGGACGCCTTGAGCTGACCCCACGCGAGACGGCTCTTGTCGGCCTCGACGGCCATCCGGTCGATGTCGGCGATGCGGCGCTCGGCCGCGAGCTTCTGATCCGGCGTGATCGCCGCCGCGAGCTGCGCGTCGGCGTATTGGCGGAGCGTCGGGATCGCCTGTTTCGTGGCGTCGTCGAACGCACGCACCGCCTGATAAGGGAAGAGATCCCCAGCCGCCGCGCGCACGTCGAGCTGCGCCTTCGCGAGATCGAGGCCGCCCTGCACCGACTCGCCCGCCTTGGTCAGCGCATCGCGGAGCGCGGCCAGCCGCTCGAGCGACGCCACGGCCGCGATGAGCGCCGGCGGCAAGTGGCTCGAGCGCAGCAGCGCCGCCTCTTCCTTGGCGATCGCCTTGAGCGCGGCCGCGTAGGTCTGGCCCTGCGCGGTCTGCACCTTCGCTTCCATGTCGAGCCGCGCCTGCGCGAGCGCGAACTGCGCGGCCTCCTGCTGCTCGCCGATCACCTTCTGCTGCTGCACGCCGTCGCGCCGCTTGGCGGCGATCTGCGCATCGAGCGCCGCGATCTCCTTCCGCTGCGCGATGCGCTCGGCGTCGGTGTCCGCCGGGCCCGACGCGACGGCCTCACGTTCGCGCTCGAGCGCGGCGATCTCCGAATCGATCGTCGCGTCTGTCAGCGCGCGCCGGCGAAGGAAATACTGCTCGAGACTCTTGAGCCCGACGTCGTAGGCGTGCTGGTTATCCTCCTCCTGCGCCGCCAGCTCGGCCTTGATCGCGGCGAGCGCGGTGGCGATCGCGGCCTTCCGCTCGTCGACGAGCGCCTTCAGGCCGGCGCTGTTGTTCAGATCCGGTGCCGGGTTGCCCTTCCGCGTCGGATCACCCTTCGGTTTGAAGATGGCGTCGAGATCCTTGTTGATCTCCTTGCTGAAGTCGAGCGCGCGGTTCATGAACTGGCTCTTCTGCTTGCCCGTCATCTTGGCGATGTCGGCCTTGCCGAAGAGCAGGAACGGGTTCGACGCGATCGCCGTCCCTATCTGGAGCTTGGCGATCGTGTAGATGCCGCCGGCGGCGTCCTTCGCATAGCCAGAGAGGTCATCGACGGCCAGCCGCGCTTCGCCCATCACGAAGCCGATCGTCTTGCCGACGACGAGGAACCCAGCGACGATGGTCCCGACCACCTTGCCGGCCACCTTGCCGAGCAGCTCCATGCCGCCCACGCCCTTGTTCGACGTCGCGATCGCGAACGTCTCGAGCGCGCCCGAGAGCGCCGGCGTGAGGCCGGAGACGAACTGCGTCGCCGCGCCCTTCGTCTCGAGCTGGAGTAGCTTGATCGCGTCCGCCGCGCGCTGCGCCGACGCCGCGGTCTTCTCGTCGATGACGAGCCCCAGCGCGAGCGCCTTCTGGCGCATGCGCTCCATGCCGCCGTTGGCGAGGTCGTTCATCAGCGGGATCAGATCCGCGCCGCTCTTCCCGAAGAAGTCCTGGGCAAGGCGCGTCTTCTTATAGCCCGCCTCCATCGCGCCGAGCTTCTCGACAACCTTCGTCAGCCGCTCATCGGTCTTGAGGCCGTTGAGCGCCTGCGAGCTGCCGAAGAGGTCGCGCACCGCGACGCCCGCCGTCGCGCTCCCGCGGTCCAGATCGCCCATCGTCTTGTTGAACTTGGTCAGACCCTTCGACAGGCCTTCGAACTCGACGTCCGCGAGCTTGGCGGCGACGGTGAGCACCGACAGCGTCTCGGTCGAGATCCCCGTCTTCTGCGCGAGCTTGCCGATCGCGTCGGCACTCTCGAGGGCATCCTTCACGAGCAGCCCGATCCCGGTGGCGGCCGCGGCCAGGCCGATGGCCGGCGCCAGCATCTTCAACTCAGAGAGCGCCTCGTTGAGGAGCCCAACCGTCGCGCTGCTCTTTTTCGCATTCTGCTGCGCGGCGGCCGACACCTTCTGAAACGCGCGCACCACCTCGTCGACGCCCTCGGCCGACAGTTTGACGCGAACATCCGGGATCTGCTGGGTCACGACGGCGCTCCGGAGAGGATGGGCGGCATGCGCGGCGGTTTCAGGTCTTTCGCCCAGGGCGCGAGCATCGCGTGCCGGAGCAGCGCGTCGCGATAGTCGCGCGCGGCCGTCTCGCGTAGCTGGTGCTCATACGCGAGCAGTGCGTCGCGGAGGATCCAGCGCCGCACGCGGTCCATCGCGTCGGGATCGAACCCCGCGAGCGCCCGCACGAGGAACGTCCAGTCGCCATAGTCGGCTACGCCCCGGCGGTCGACGTGGTCCCGCGCATCGCGATCGGCTCGTCCGGCGCTGCGACGGGCGGCGCGACGACGGAAGATGTGGGGGAAATCCCCGCGGAGCCGATCGCGCTCAGAAAAAAACCAAGCAACGTCTGCGCGATGAGCCCGCGCACGGCGAGCTTATCGTCATCGGACATGAGGCCGCCCAGGAAGGCCGTCATCTCGGCGGCGACCGCGGGCGTCCAGTGCTTCAGCTCGAGCTCCGCCGGCGCGAGCAAGCCGCCGAGGAGCACGAGTGCGTGTCCGGAGGCGATGACGCGTCGCACCATGGCGTCGACGTAAGCGTCGGCGCTCTCGCCGGCGGTAGGCCCGTCGAGCGACCCGACGTTGGCGGCGTCGATCTGTCGCATGAGCCAGTAGTCATGTTCGATCGTGCACTTCGCGATGACCTGCAGCTGGCGTCCGCCGAGCACGAGCATGGGGCGATCCTGGAGGGAGAAGAACGCGGGGCCGGGCGATGCCCAGCCCCGCGTCGGATTCGGTGGTGATGCGGTCTGCGTGAGGCGCGGTCAGCTCCGCAGGATCTCGGGCGCGAGCCGGCGCGCGGAGGCGTCGACGGTGGTAGGCATCAGCGGAGACATCGCGAGATCACCGGGACTTCGTTCCGCGCGTACATCGTTCGGCAAATAATCCGAACGCGATTCCGCATGGAGCATGGCAGTCAGCACGTGATCACGGCCTGCGCTCGACGCCGGCGGTCGCGCGCTGAGCTGCGGCGAACGCTCGATCGAGTGGCGCGTGGTGACGGCGGCATGCGTGGTCGGCGCCTCGGCGAGAGACACCGCGGACGCGAGCGACTCCATCGCGAGCTCGAGCGGCATGCTGGCGATGTCGAGACCCTGCAGGAGCACGAGCTGCTCGAGCGACGGCGTGAAGAGCGGCGCGACGTCGACGCGGGGCGCGACGGGCGGACCGGCGGAACTCACGACATCGGGCGGCGGCGTTTCCGTCGCGCGCGCCGGTGCCGCGCACGCCGCGACGATCGCAGCGAGCAGAGCCAAGCGGGTGAAGCGAGTGGCGGGGTACATGCAACGTCCTCTCGACTGGGGG